GGATTGTTGATAAGAATTCTGGTGTGATTCGTGTGGAGAGGGGACCTTCTACTGTTATTTTGCAACAGTATGAACAAACGATTGGGAATAAGCAGAAGGCTTTTGAGGTTAATGAACATTTTGGTGTTTATATTAAGAATACACAAACAGGTAATTATGATTTGATTACAATGGGTGAGAAGAATCAACCTTTTATGTATTTCCCTGAGCCTATTCATGAGATTGTGGAGAGGAGGGAGAAGATTAGGTTGAAGCACACTGAGGTGATGGTTTTGGTTGATCGTGAAGGTCGATATAGTATTATGAAGGGTGATGGTCAAAATCGTACATTCTTTGTTCCTCCATATTGTCATGTTTTGGAGCAGACTTGGTCTACAGATTTGGCTAAGTCAAAATCTAAGGTTCAGAAGGTAAAGAGGTTTGATACTCGACCACAGTTTATGGATTTCGAGTTTATTATTCGCACGAAGGATAATGTTGAGATTTATTTGGATCTTAACTTCTTCTGGAGGATTGTTGATGTTGAGAAGATGATTTTGAAGACGGATGATCCACCTGAGGATATTTGTCATCATGCTCAGTCTCAGATTTTGTCTGATATCAGTAAGACTGATATGAAGGAGTTTATGGAGTCTTTTAATGAGATTATTCAAACTTCTATCTCTAAGGATGATACATTTTATACAGAGAGGGGTGTTGAGTTGATCAGGGTTGAGATTACTGGTCGTCGTTGTAAGGATGATGAGACTGAACGTAATTTCCAAGAGATTATTAAGGAGAAAACAAACCGTATCAAGAATTTGGAACAGAGAGAGGGTGAGAATGAGGTTAAGGTTGCTGAGTTGAAGGGTAAGATTGAGGCTGAGAAGTTGCAAGGTGAGGTTGTTAAGGTTCAGAAGGGTTATATGCGAGAGGAGGCGAGAACTGATGGTGAGTCTGATGCGGATAAGATTACAAATTTCTTGAACAACTTGCCAGATAATTTAACTAATGAGGAGAAGTTGAAGATTTATTATGATTCGAAGAATACGGAGAGATTGAAATTGATCACAATTAATTTGGCTAAGACCAATACTCCTCTTTACATTACACCTAAGGAATTAGATATGAGAATTATGAATGTGAATGGTATGGATAAAACAGTTGTTCCAGTTGATACTAGTGGTAGGAGAAAGTAATTGATTTGTTTAGTAATAAATGGGTTAAAAAAATTATTTTGAATGTTAAATGATTTAAAATAATTATTGTTAATATTTACATATGAGTAAAGGTGAAAAAGATATTGATGAAATTCCTTATGCCACTGAAATCGAAGAAGGCCAAGTTTATAATGAGTGTGAACATCCTTATGTAACAAGTCAGAGTCAAGCTTATTATTATTCTCAACCATCAAATGTTATTGGTACAAATATTGCTATGATTGATAGTGGGATTCAGAATAGTTTTAATAGTTTTAGTTTTTCTTGTTCTGATGGAAACCCGATTAGTGAGATTGTTGTGAAGGGTAATGGTTTGATTTTGAATGTAGAGAAAGATTGTATTAGATCAAATGTTCCTGTTCTTTTGGATTATAGTGTTGGAAAGTTGAGAGTGTGGAATGCTGAATATAAGGAGGAGTATTCTTTGCTTACAACTGGGAAGTCTGTTTTGAGTGGTATAAATGTTTTGGATTTTGATGGGAAGAGAGTGAAAGTTGATAAGAAATTTATGATTACAAATTGGAAAGTCGACATGACTGATCTTAAGTCATTTGTTGTTAATGGAAAATCAAATAGCGTAAGTTTGAATGATTTGAAATACAATAATCTTTGTGACATCTTTGTACATAGTGATAAAAATAAGTTGAACATTAATGGTGGAGTATTTGGTTCTTTGAATTTATCTTGTTATTATGGAGATGTGAGTATGAGTGGTTGTAGTTGTGAGTATGTGAATTGTGCGTTAACTGGCAATGGTTTTGTTAATCATTTGGATTCTAAAAAAACAAGTATTAATGTTACGGGAGGTGGAGCTGTTTATGTGGATGATTTGGAGACAGTTGTTACTGAGAATATTTATGGTTTAGGAAAAGTTATTAAGTTTGAAAAAAAGTGAATGAATAGTATATATACAAATGCGGTGTTTATTCAAAAACATTGACAAATATTCCAAGCGAATAAATAAAAAAATATCAATTAATAATTTGCTCAAGTTCAAGGATATGACTCAAGGTAATCGAAGTCGGATGTTGAATGAGGATTTGAAAGGACGTTTGGCGGAAAAGATTATAGAGATTGAGAATTTTCCTAATGGGATATCAATGATGCCTTCTGTTCAAAAGGTTAATAAGTGGTAAAAGTGAAGAGTATACTAAAACATTAGAGGGAATATATAATAGGCATTCGTCCACATTGATGACTTTTGCTAATGGAATCATTGAGTATAAAAAACATTTGAATGGTTTGTTTAACAATGAAATTGTTAATGGTACCAATATTATTGGTTATAATGATAATTTCAATATATTGGAGTATCTTGAAATGAATAAGAGGGGTGAAAGAATCAATAATTATTTGGATATGTTTTATACTAATAGGATTTCGATAAGATTGTTGATATCACATTATTTAGAGTTGGAGAAGGGTTTTGATCAGGTTGGTTATAATGGTATAGTTAGTTTGGATGAACCTTTGACTTATACAATTGAGGAGGCTGTTGAATCTTCGCAACAAGTTTGTGATAGGGTTTATAATAATCATCCTAATATCAATCTTAAAGTTGTTAGTCCTTCACCTGTTTTTCCTTTTATAAAGAATAATATGTTTTATATTTTTTTTGAGGTAATGAAGAATAGTTTGAGGGCAACAATGGATAAACATGGTCATTTGGAGGATATGCCTGATGTGAAAGTTTCGATTTATAATGGTGATTCAACAATTTCGATAAAGGTTTGTAACGAGGGTATTGGGATTAATTATAAGGATTTGGAAAATATTTGGAGTTATTTTTATTCAACTGCTAAAAAAAGAAGAATGAGTATTAATGATCAAATGGAACTCAATGATTTTGATGGAAGTTCTCCATTAGCTGGGTATGGTTATGGATTACCTATTACTAATTTATTGGTTGGATATTTTGGTGATAAGATTCAAATTAATTCCATTGAAGGTGTTGGAACAGATGCTTGTTTACACTTTCACAAAAATGTGATCTGAAGATCCATTTTTAGCTTTTATACATAAATGTGATCTGAAGATCCATTTTTTAGCTTTTATACATAAATGCATAAAAATGTAATTTAAAAATTTATTTGAAATAGAGTATAGATGAGTCATTACAAATATTCTTTTAAAATTATATTATTGGGTGATGCAAATGTTGGTAAAACAACTTTTACTAGTTTATTGGTAACTGATAATTTACCAACAGATTATCATTCAACTATTGGTGTTGAGTTCCTTTCATCTGTTATTGAGTTGATGGATTCAACAAATGTTAAGTTAATGTTGTGGGATACTGCTGGCCAAGAAAGGTATAGAGCACTCACTAGGATTTATTACAAGGATGTTATTGGTGTTTTTTTGTTTTTTGATTTGACGAATAGGAAGAGTTTTTTGAATTTGAAGTATTGGTATGATCAGATTAAGGAGGAGATAGAGGCATCTAATGGAGTTATTTATATTATTGGTAATAAATTGGATTTGGTAAATGAGAGGGAAGTGTCTAATGAGGATGTTTTGAACTTCTTAGATGAGTTGGACAGTAAAAACACAGTAAAATACAAGGAGATTAGTGTGATTAGGGATAAGAATGATGTAAGAAATATTTATTATGAAATTTCTGAGGAAATTTATTTGAAAATAAAGGAGAATAAGATTGATACAAAAAATAATGAAGGTGTCATTAACCTTAATTATAAAGAGAAAAAAACCAAGAAATGTTGTGTAGTGGGTTAACTACGGGCGCTAGCCCCATTCTTCGCCTTTGCGGAAAAATCATAATTCATTGTTCTTTGAGTTTTGCAACAATTCCGTTGTTGACTCCTTCTTTTAACTTACTAGCCTCCTTCTTTGAGTTTTGGTATTTTATTGCAGGTATTAGCGTGATCTTTAATGATTTTTAAAATCTTTTCATCGGACATCTTCAATCCGTAACGTTTTTGAAGATAGAATTTAGTTGTTTTGACGAATCTTCTTTTATTAAGTGGAACTTTAGGTGCTTCTGTTTTATCTTTGGTAATATCTAAATAGAACTTATATTCACTTGGGCTCCTTTCGACTGTTTGTTTTGAATTAGGTTTGCCTACAAAAAATGGAGTTTCGTAGTTATAATCTGGAATTTCAAAAAGTGGAACATCAAGCTTGAGTTTAACTATCATCGCAATAAGTTCCGACATCCCGCTTGGTCTTGCACGAACATATCTCCAGAATACGTTATATCTTGGGTTCATAATTTTTATTCCGAGGAATTGGCAAAAACATTTTGGATTGAAGTAGAGTTCATTGTAGTTATTCACTCCATCCATATATTTCATTGCTTCTTTAAAAATATTTTCAACAAAAAGCCATGTAAAATGTTGTTCGTCATATGTTACCAAATCGGATTTTGTACATATATCAACATCAAAACCAGAATCAACGAGTTTCTTATAGATAACTGGTGCATATTTATTTGCATAAATAAAACCATCAAAATCTCCGAATTCCCGAACACCAATATAAAAAGTTACTAAACCACTTGAAAGAATCATAAATTCAATTTCAAGGAGGGACATTTTTTTGTAGATGTATTCTACAAATGAGCGGTATTTCATTATACACCCTTTACATTTCCAGATATAAGTAAGATCTTGGATATCTAAGTATTTGTAAGTATTTTCATTAAGTAACATTTTTGCATAGAGAACAGTTTCAATAAAATTTCTTGTTTTAATTACGACTTTATCTTTGTTTATAATTTCCTTATTTTCTTCTAGAAAATAAATGTAAATTTCATGTAAGGAGATTTTTTTTATATGAATATATTTGTTGTAATTTAGAAGTGAAAGGAGAGTTTGGAAGTTATTTATGGCTTTTTTCATTGGTGGAAGTTTGACATGTTTTGTGTAATATGATGATTTCTCTAATTCTTCAAGTTTGGTACTTGAAACAATTAGTTTTGATTCTGGGCGACAAAGAGTATAATAAAGCATTTCATTATCTTTTGTTGAACATTGTTTACAAGTTGCTTGTTCTTGTTTCTTTGTTGGTTTCTTTTGTTGCTTTTGTTGCTTTTGTTGCTTTGTTTTCTTGGGAGGATCTTTTTTATAAAATTTAAGATAAGTTTTTAGTGGGGTTTTATAATCACCGTTTTTAATATTAGGGAATAGTGGTAAAATATTTATACTATTCATTTATTCTCTAATAATATGTTAGATATTTATTCCTTGATGACATTTACAATTGTTGTGTTCCAACTTTCGCATTCTTGACATTTGTGATAAGCTGGATGAAATTTCGCAACACTCTTCTTTTCACAATCATTACAATGAATCTTTGTTTTCCAATCTTTTACCTCATCAGGAAGAACACTATTCTCAACATAGACTCTCATAGCTTCCCAAAGAGGTGCTGGATTAAACGCACTTTTCTTACAAGTTGGACAAGTGTAATTCTGTTTGAACCATTCACTTACACAAGCTGGATGAAAAATGTGTCCACACTTCAAAATATATGGATTAGATTGAGAATCCCAACAATCCTCAAGACAAATCATACATTGATTTCCTCGTTGATCGATCTTACAAGGATGGGTATCATAAGCTTTAACATCCCAACAAATATTACATTTGTCACAATGTTTGTAATCTTCTTCTTTACCAATACGGCAAATACCACAACCATCACAATGATAAATATCCTTTTTCTTATGCTCCCATAAAGAACATTTCAAACAAGTGTATCTATGCTCTTTTGCATAACAATCTGGATTTTTACATTTGTTACTTTTTTCTTGAAAAGTACCACACAAAATACATTTCATATATTTCACCTTACTTCTATCCATCTCGTGATACTCTTCCTCGTTATGACAGTGGTGACAAGAATGGGCTAATGTTATTTTCTTCTTTCCGTTTCCGTCGCCGACAATACACTCTTGACAAACTGGTATGTACCAGCGTAAATAATGTTGACATCCAGTCATACTTTATTATTGAATAATATAATTCTTTAAATAAATATTTCATTTTTTTTCACTAACAATTTCAGCAAATGGTATATGTAATCCTCTTGATCTAGCTCTTTCTGTAGCAATGGGTATAAATATATCTGGATGTTGCACTATACTAATTATAATAGGTGTTCCATTATCTTGTTGATATTCTTTCGGGTTCAAAATTAATATTCTTTCATCCGTTGAAATATAATGTCCATCTTTTGTTACTCTATAAATGATATTTGGAAAAAAAGTCATTTGTGTTATGGTCTTATAATAAGATAAAATCTTTAAGTTTTTAGAATCTCGTCCATTTGTTCAATAAGTTCAAAATTGCCATCTAGCTTGTACTTGTTTATGTGTAAGTTATAAAAAAATTCAATTTTTAAAGAGAGAGGTACTCTTGCTTTTCTCCGACTCGCGATACAAATTATGACCAATTTGTACCCGCCGATCTTCCGTAGGAAGGGAAGGTGGAGCGTAGAGTTTAAAAGAGACACCGCCGCTTCGCTTCGGTGCAACTCGCTTTACGAGTTGAGAGGCACTCTCTCTTTGTTTTTATAAAATCGTCGACTCATTACTGAGCAGAAGCCTCGGTGGCATCTGCATCGAGCTGCTCCTTTTGGAACTTCTCAGCCTTCTTCTTCCATGTACCCTGCTTCTTCTCTGTCATGTTACGCCAAAGCTCGCCGCACTTGCTGGTAACCTCGGTTGGTTTAAGATCAGGGAAATCATCCTTGACATGCTTACGTCCAACGGTGTTCATCCAGTGCATGTAGCCAGAAAGCTTTCGAGGCTCGCGGTTTGCTAGACGCTCTGCACGCTCCTCCTTTGGAAGCTTTCCATTCTTCCATGCGGACTTAAGCTCAGGAACAGTATATTTCTTAAGCTCAGAAAGAGACCAGCTGTGCTTCTCATGGAGAGCCTCAACAAGTTCGGACTTCTTCATGCTGCTCATAGTCTTGCTAGGAGATGAAGTTGGTCCAGCCTCAAAAAGCATGGTAACTTTTGTTGGGT